CAGCGAGGAGGCGCCAGGCTGTCACACCTGGAACCTCGTGCGGCCAACCCTAGAACAGGTAGCCGTGAAGGATCCTGGGGGGAGAGGGAGTCAGGTGGCGTAAATACGCCACTCGACTTCCCTCCCCACCGGAGCCGTTAGAGCAGAACACCTAATCTAACAGGGAAGAAGGTACCCCGAAAGACTCGGTAAACTACTTCCTAGGCTCCCACTTCCCCGACCGCTGGTTCCAGACCAGTCCCTCGTACTCCGAGTGATCCACTCGCGAGATCCATTGCTCCCTAAGCCCACCTGGGCTACGGAGGGTAAGGATGAGCCCTGAGTCCTGAAAGGGACTTCGGGATACTTGGGAGAGAAACTGGGCCATCGATTCGGGAGAGCTCAGGACCTTGCGGGCCTGTCGGCCCAGCCGGTGGCTGACCCTGGCCGCCCGCTTGGGATTATCGGTACCCAGAGGGTCTACCGCAAATGGATTATACATCCAGCGGATAAGATCCCTCCAAGTATCGGACTTCCCAATTGGGCGTCCAAGATCAGACTCAAGTTCAAAGAGGTCCTTACTCATCCTCACTAGTACGTGAAGGACGGGATAGTACTTCTCGAACTCGGGCCAATCTAGCGATCCGCACGACTTGAGATGGAGACGACGGAGATCGGAATAATATCCGAAAACCTTACTCTCCCGCTCAAGTGAGCTCTGGAACTGTCGGGAAATGAGGAGGAAGGTTGCTCCCTCGAAGGAGCTCTCATCCACCTCACCCCCTGCCCAGGAGAAATCCCCGCTCACAGCACCGAAATAAGTGCTAGCCGAGATTTCCCCGGACAGGAGGTTTGTCCCGAGTTCACACAGAAAGCTGTCAGCCTCAACGGAGTCGAGAAACCTCTTCCCCGCTTTGAGATTAACAGCCTCCTGCAGAGCTCTGACCGCAGAAGGAATTCCATCATGAGGGAAATACCCCTTTCTCCGTTCTCCCCGGAGAGCAGAGACGACCAGAGGAATACTCCACCACTGGTCGCTCACCGAGGAGACCGGAAAAGGGGTAATCTCCTGACCCCTGAAGACGAGACGCTTCGCGAACTCGCAGAGCTCTTTCGAGATGAAAGTCTTTGAAGGGGAAGTCTCAACTCCAAGGATCTTCAGGATCCGGAGGTACTGTTTG